CAGGTCGCCCTTGGTAAACATCAGGTCTCCTTGTATAACATTTTTAATGCCAAGTTTCTTTAATTCAACATAAGCAACGCTCAACTTGTCTGCGAGTTCACCGCGGGTGTCAGCTTTTACATCTGCAACACTCTTGTATACCTTTGGGTTTTTGTTGAAAATGCCTTTCTTGGCCACGAAAAATTTGCCATCGGACGGATCAACACCGCAGAACACCGCGGGAGCGCCATCCCATTTGACGGTAACATCCACTGCACCTTTGCTGTTGCCAGCCAACATATCGCGTAAGCTGCGCAGCGCGTTGATTGCATCGCGAGTGCCATTGACTCCACCATACAATACGGCGTCTTCTAGGTGTTGCATATGAACATTCTTGCCAGCGACACTCGCTTCGGCTATGTGTTGTTTAAATGATAACATGTTATTCTAATTTGATAAATGGTGCACTCAGGTCACTTGAGCTGCTTGCATACTGTATACAAGAAGTAATAAAGTCGTCTTCACGGCCGCTAGTCTTAACTATATCTATAAGCTGGCATCCTAGGTATTTGCTAAAGACCCAACTGTCGCCTTTGCTTTTACACTCTTCAATGAATGAGTCAAGTGAGAGTTTGGATGCGTCCATTGCATAACGTGTATAATTCTTGTAAAACTCTGCGTAAACCTTGCGGTCGCTTTCAGCCAATGCTTTACGCAATGTCTTGATGTCAATAAGCTGTGGCAATTTAAGGTGTCGCAATACTGTTTGAATTGGCCCATAACTAAGTTTGCCTTGATTAGCATTCCTACCTTTGATTTCTCCTTGGAAAGTTTCTGGAAAAGTACGGAATTGTATTTTGCCATCATGTGAAAAATACATATAGATATCTTTACCGCCAAAAAATCCTTTGGTGCCAGTTGTGAACCTGTCAAATTCAATGGTATGTTTTTTATCACCTGCATTATAAGTTGACAGCTTGACACCGCCTTTAAGCAGTTTGAGTGACACACCAACTATATCGCCGTTGCGCAATGCTTCAAGTAACAGCCCATTCAATTCAATAATGTTGGTTGCTGCTAAAAGTTTAACTGCTGCGCCAGCAGGGCTCACCATATAGATGTCGGCTGGACTCCACTTGTTGACATTTGAAAATACCTTTTCGGTGCTGTTTAGTTTCTTAAACACAGTCTCAAGAGAGTCTACCCAGTCACTGCCACGATGGAATGTGTAATTCTTTTTGCCATATTTCTTATGCAGCGCTTCAGCGCCAAGAATACAGCTGTCACGCCATGCCGGCGACAATCCGTTTAGAATGCCTTCAAGCGGCTCATCTACTTTACAACCTTTGTATGCGCGCTCCAAATCAATAGCAGTATAGTTTTTGCTACCAGCCCATCGTGCAGCTGCATATACAGCCTGTGCACTCTCGGTGGTGCGTGTAACATCTGCACCAGCGCCTTTTCCGCCACCGCCACCAAATTCTTTACTCTTTGCAAAGTCTTTAAGCGTGTAGGTTGTGTTGCCGGTTGCAGTGTGAAAAACAATCTTATTGGGATTGTTTTTGGCTTTGACCGCAGCAGCAATAGTTTTGTCATATTTGAGTATTACTTGACCGCCCGCAACCAATTGTAACGGCTGAGCGTTTTTATACTTGTCAAGAAACATGTCAACACGCCAATCATACTTGTACAATTCGGCTGCTGCTAAGTTTGCAACTTCTGTTAAATAGTGTTGTTTAAATGCTATCATGTTATTTTTAATTCCAGTAAACTTCCTCGGGTTGCCATCAATTTGTATGGATATATTGCAACACGTGCGCCAGTATAACGCTTTCCTTTATAATCAAATCCTCGGCCAGCACGAAAAGTTGCGCCAAACACAGGAAGATACCCTCCGCTAAAATGAGACAAATCACCTGATAAACTCATATGACTAGAAAAGTCAAGTTCAACGTACTTTCCTTTGTCTTTTAATACCGGTTTGCCTTGCCCAATAAGATGTGTATGTTGTATAGAAAAAGCTTTACCATAATCGGGGCCGTATATTGACAGGTTTGACAATGCGGTATCTTTAAATATACCAATAATAGGTTGTGCTAAAGCAGATGAGTTGCCAATTACTTTAGCAACTTCTCCAAGAAACTTTTGTACCAATCGGTGATTATAGATTTGACTGCCCGCCTGTTCGGACAAGCCGCCATACTGCTGAAATGCTTCAGGCCCGCCTTCTTTTTTGTGAGAAACGTAAATTGAGCCGCTGCCAGTTGGGTCTTTTTTATCTTTACAGAGTATAATATCTGCTTTAGGATCACCACGTACGCCTCCAGCTCTTTTTATATTGGTATCAACTTTAATTGCAAAAGAAATGTCTTTATAGATTTTGGTATCTCCTTTAAGTTTAATATCAATCTTACCGCCTGCGCTCAAGATATAACCGTTAATTGCATCAACCACTTCATCTTCATATTGTGTAGCATTTATGGCCGTTGGTTTGCGAATGCAATTGATGAGAATATACCCAGTCCTGCTAGAAATTTTAACTTGCGCAAATTTCATATTACCAAAGATAAACATATCTTTATTGATAATTTTTAATTTGGTGCCAGCTTTATATTGAGTTGTGCCAGCAACCAGGTTATTTCCTTTTTTTGTATAAACCGCTGCGCTTTTACCTTTTTCAATTTGGTACTCTACTTCTAGGAATCTTTTATTATCTGTGACGTACTTGGTAAAAGATAATCTTCCGTCAGTTGCTTTACTTCCCAAATCAGCCATGATTGTTTATTTATACCATAGGGTATTTGTCAATAAACTTGGCCGACAGCAATGGCTCTATATGGTTTGCTTCAACTTCCCATGGAGAAGTTTCATATTGAATATCATCAGGATACTTTTCACCTTTCCATTTGGCGCAATAGCCAGTATACAACATGCGCAATTCGCCACGCGCAAATTGTTTGATGTGAACCATTTCATGCGCGAGCGTGCGTATTACCGTATCAGCATCAGCATAGTCTAGCCGTATGGTATAATACCTGTGGCCTGGCGATACATCCAAGTCATAACATTCGCCATAATTATTTTCTTTAGCTAGCAGGTCTTTAACCAACTTTATGCGCACATCGATGTTTCGCTTGCGCGGGAGGAGCTGCTGTAAAAAGAAAACGGCTGCAGCACCGACGCGACGTTTCAATCGCTTATCTTTACTGCAGCCGTATATACTAAATTTAATCATTTAGCAAATTGAAGAAGCCACCGCATGAAGCGTTGCCAGTCCAATTGAAAGAAACCCAAGTATTGGAGTAGCATATGTTTCAATCATGCGAAACAAGTCTGCATCACTTACTTCAACACCGCTCGCAATAGCACCAGCACTCATGTTTAGGCCGCGGGATAGTTTGCGAAGGTTAGCGCTTTGTTTGCTTTTGCCTTTGCGCAGCAAGTCAACCACATGTTTGCGGGCCTCCATATCCAACTCTAAACCATCTTCAAGGGTGATCTTGCCAACAATCTTGTCCATAAATTCGTAAATTTCTGTTTCGGTTGGATCAATGTTGATAATAAATGCGCGTGTACGCAACGCACCATCTGGATCCAATTTGTTTAGTGGCAGGTTACTAATAAAAATAACTTTACCAGTAAATTCAAAATAGCGAGGAATCAAACCGGCATCAAGAATTTCTTCGTCCGTCATTTCGTCAGGATCAACAACGTTCTTGCCCATTTTGTTCCATACCAATTTGCGAATCTTCTTGGTATCGGTAGCCGCCTTCAACAGGTTGCGCGCTTCTTGATCGCCCAATGCATCATCAGAGTCATCAAAGAAGATGATTTTGTCCTTAAAGCGGAACAGCAAACTGTATAAACCAGCCGCACTAGCGCTGCCAGTATTCTTAAAGTAACCAGCGCCATCACGCAATCCAAGGTTGCCTAGGATTTGTTCGGTGGTATGTGTTTTGCCAACACCGCCTTTGCCGCTAACAAACAATGCATTTGCTGCACCACTAACAGTTAGTTTAACAAGGTTTTCAAGGTCAACCAACTGCGCTTCAAAGCTAAGGCGTTCTTGATCGCTTTCAAGTGCATTGATTTCTTGAGATACAACATACTTTTCTTTAGCTGCGCCGCGCGTTACTTTTGCTTCAACACTGCCAGTTGCATCAAGCAATGCGCCTTGTTCTTTACGAATCTTTGCAATGTCCTTTGCCTTACCAGCCCATGTGAACTTTGTGCCAGTTTTGACAAACAGCGATGGGTATGTGGTTTCAAGCTGATCGAAAATCTTCTGACCGGCACTCTTGTGTTTGGTATATACCTTGCCTTTTGCGAAGGAAGGCTCGGTGACCATATCTAAAATATCATTAAGAATATCTACTGGGCTTGCGGCCTCAGCTAAAAAATCATAGCTAATGTCTTCATTGAGCGGCACATCATCGGGCATGGTACGAATCTTACCCAAATCGATGCTGTTGTCTTTAAGTGCATCAGCAATAAGCGGCAAAACCTTGACAATACTTACGCTTTGATCAAATTCAATGTGGAATGGAGCTGGTGCTTTACCGTTCCAGTAATCAATACTTGCAAGATTGACAAACCCTGCTTGACTAGCGCTTTTCCAGTTGAAACGCAATGAAACATTCTTCTTGGCGGAATAGAAACGCAAACCAAAACCTGCGCCATCACTGTTCTTAAATGCTTCAAGACCGGGATAACGAAACATGACAATGCCAGTCTTCTTTTTAAGATATTTGGCAATTAGGAATGCTGCTTTGTCGGTTGACGAGTTTGACATGGCCTCAGCCAAATAACTTTTAAAACTTACTACGTTTGACATATATGTTATTTATAATAAAGTTAAATTTTAAAATCGTCAAACTTATTGCTTCGTGCTGCTCCGCTTCGCCCTGCAGCAAAAGGAGTTTGTGGAGCAGATTGAGAAGAATCATCGGCCATAATATTTGCGGTAGGATCGCTAACATCATACAGCCTCATCTTTGCCAGATCAACACCAATGGTAAATCGTTTGTTGGTGGTTGGATCATTGTAACGATTTTTGAGTTGCTTAACCATAATTTGATTCATCTTGTCAAGTTGTTCTGTACGAATAAATGCAATCATCAAGTCAGCGGTTGCAGGTAGTCCAAAACTTTCGCTGGTATCCGTAATTTCAATATCGCTGTTGGCAAAGCCGCTACGCGTGACTTGAGTTGCACTCCAAATGGGTACATTAAATTCAACAGCCAATCCACGAATTTCTTCGGCAATACTTTTAATAAGACTATATGTATTGATGCTTCCGCTCAATCCTTTCATGCGGCTGCTCGCGCAAATGTTTAGATAGTCAATATAAATGATGTCTGGCTCAAACTTCTTTTTTAGTTTAAGCTCAAGTAGCAATGCGCGGAAGTGACCAACATGCGCACTTGCGGTTGGATATTCCTTAACAACAAGTTTACCTTTGGTTTTATCACTGATACCTTTAACCTTATTGTTGAATGATGCTTTAGTCAAGTCCTTTAACTGGTCAATACGCACATCAAAAAGATTGGCATCAATACGCTCAGCAATCTTTTCTTCTGCCATTTCCATTGTGATATACAATACATTGCGCCCTTCAGATAGCGCAGCACTAGCCATATGACACATACCCAAACTTTTGCCGCAACCTGTACCTGCAAGAATAATGTTTAGAGTCTTGCGAGGTATACCTCCGCCTGTAATGACGTTAAGCATTTCAAGGTCAAAGGCAATCTTATCTTCGGTCTTGTGATAAAAGTCATAGCGGCTTTCAGCATTTTCTAGATAGTCATGCCCAACATTTGTATCAAAGGTAACACTCAATGCATTGCTAAGAATGGTTGGAATTGCTCCTTCGGTTTGATCTTTGCTTTTGCCATCAATAATACTAACGGCTTCCATAATTGCAAGATGCACAGCACGGTCCTTACACCACTTTTCAGTGTTGTCCACCAGCCAATCATAGTCAACGCTTGCAGGACTATCAATATCACGAATGCTGCTTAGCACTTCATGATGGTCATTGCGGTTAACATAGTCGCTGTTTTGAAACTCAATGTCTAGCACACTGCTAGTTGGCAGCTTATTGTACTTGCCAATAAATGACAAGATCAGCTCGTACAATACTTTATGCTGCCCTTCAAAGTATTCTGGTTTTAAATGAGGAAGCGCTTTGCGCGTAAACATTTCATTTTGTATCAGGTTTTTAATGATTATTTCCTCAAGATTCTTTTGCATCGTTGTTTCCAATTTTAAATTCGCTTTGTGATAATAGATGATTTAGTACGTCTCCAATATGATTCTTAAAGGAAGAGTCACTGTCTAATGATTGTCTGTCCATTCCTTCTGGGCAGCGCTCAATTTTATAGACAAATGAAACCTTTAAGACATCAGCTTCTTTGTCCTCAACCAGGCGGGTGCGTCCATATGTATAGATCACCCCCGCCCAGTGCCCAGACAATAATTTTATCGAATATTGATCACTATGTAAATCATTTTCGACAAAAATATAGTCTTTTGCTTCAGTCATCTGTTTCAACTTTGTCAGCGGATTCTTCAAAGGTGATTGTACTCTCAGGAATACGATCAAGATTAACCTCAACGTCATTCATCATATCACGAAGGCCGATGGTATACTTGTTTTTAAGATATGCTGCAAAATCGGTATTCTTAAATACAGTCTCCCAGAATTCTTTAGTCATGGTTTGAGCGGCACGCAGGTTGCCAGTCAACTCAACATTCTTTGCGCTATCCCATGCTTGATACCATCCATTCTTAGGCTTGACTACATAACCGCCGTCAATAGCAACATCCAGTAGGCCGCTCCATTTTTGAACGCCGCCTTCCCAGCTTACGCTAATTGGAATTTTACTTTTTTCTTTAACAAAGCGACTCTTTTCTACATTGATTACAAAGTGATAACCTTGAATTTCAGTGCCATCTTTATCCTGTTGGCGACCAATAATCCAAACATTGTCCGCACTATACATGATGCCAGTTCCTCCGCTAACAATAGCTTTTGGAAACAATCCAATTTCTTGATAGGTATGATTGATTGCAAGTAGGCTAATGTTTTTCATTGTAAGGTATGGCGTAACCATACGAAACAAGCCTTTAAGAGCTTTAGCGCGCGTCATGTCGGCCACGCTTTTTTCATTCATTGCATCTTCCAATTCCTTCTTACTAGCAAGGTTACCAACACTATCAATAACAATAATTACTTTGTCCTTGCGATCCATTTGCTCAAGTTGATTCACAATATCAAACTTAAGTTCTTCAATATTCTTGATGGGAATATGCAACACTCGATTGGTATCAATACCAAAGCTTTCAAAGTATTGCTGAGGACTACCAAATTCACTATCATAAAACATAAGGCAAGCGTCTTTATGTTTCTTAAGGTATGCACCTGCCATAAGCAATGCAAAGCTGGTCTTAAAGTGCTTTGATGGACCAGCGAGAACGGTAAGGCCACTGGTCAATCCACCGTCAATACTGCCGCTTAGCGCGACATTGACCATTGGCACACTTGTGGATGTGATATCTTTTTCAGCATAAAAGTCGCTGTCAGCCAGGATGTCGGCTTCTTTAATTCGGCAATTCTTTTTTAGTTTTTCTAGTACAGATGACATATATTATTTCGTTGAGATATTATTATAACAGGTTTTTCTTGTGTTGTAAACTAAAAAATTCATCAAGTTTATGAGAATCATTTGCTTCCGCACGCGTAGGATATTCAACCGTTTGACTTTTATTGTTTTGTTTGGTATAGTTGCTTTCGCTCCACACCACATCGCCATCAAGATATTTAATTACATTGTACATCATATCACGCGCAGTACTTACCGGTACATTTTGGCAAATGTGATTAATCTTGCTTTTAAGTGGATAAAGGCTTGAAAGATTAAAGTCTTCAGGCATCTTCATGATGCGGAGACAGTCGCGCACGGTTGGAAAAGTTTGAGTAAATGGATTAATCATCCAGAATGGTAATGCGCCAATCAGACTTGGAATAATACCTTTGGCAAGTGTAATACCGTGCGCCCAGTAACCCATACCTTTTGCACGTTTGACGGCCATATCACGAGCACGGCCCGCGGTTATAGCATAGCCGTTTGCATCCATCCACTCTGCCACAACCGTAA